TTTTTTGCTGTATTTCTAATGGAAGTTTGTTCCACTTCTTTTCACAGTTATCTTTTGATCCTAACTTCTTATTATATAAATTCCAAAAAGTTTCAAATGGTACTTCTTCTTTACCTTTAGCATTACCTATACCTATACCTATACCTATACCTATACCTATACCTATATCTTGTTCCTGAAAGTCAGGAACAGTTTTTGTATCTTTTACATAACTTTTATCTAACTTTAATGTAAAATCAGAATTTATAAGATTATGTTTTCCAAGTATTTGGCGGGCTTGTGCAACAATGAATTTTTGAGATGATAAATCTTTATACTGCCATTCAATAAATTTAGGCATGAAGTATTTACCTGAATCATTTATAGGGATTAGGTAATTCTCAGGTAAAAAATTAAGACCACCGATTTTTTTACCGATCCAAAATTCAATATCTTCTATGTCCAAATCAATGATACCTCCGTTGTCACATTTTAACATTAAATAAATAAGAAATATCTTTTTTTCAGGTGGTAATTTTCTTATCCATTTCTGATCTAAAAAACCAGTATCAATAAATCTTTTCATATTCCTATAAATTCAAAATAAAACATTCCCCTTATTAATTTATAAGGATAAAATTTGAGAATCATATCCTTAAATTCGGTTAATTCTTTATCACTCTTTAAATGATTACATTCAAAACAAGCAAGACATAAATTTTTAGTTGTGCCATTTCTATATTTTGAGAAAGATAAAATGTGATCTATTTCAAATTTAACAAGATCAGTTCCGCAATAGTAACATCTACCATGTTGCCTATTCATTTTATCCCTCAATGTTCTTTTACCTAATTTCATGGTAAAAAATTAAGCCCTTACCAACAATAAAAAACCACGCAAACCCCAGAGCGACCTGTACAGTTTTTGTGGTAATTTATGCCGGTAAGGGCAGTATTAAAAAAGACGTTAATTGAAAATTTCATTTCCGCTCTGAATTAAGTACACCCCAAATTTAAAACTTAATTTCATATAAACAAACTATTTTGAAGAAAAATTAAAAGTCAAATGATTTCTGATCTAAATAAGGCTGTATTCTCTTGTTTGCAATATCACAATATTCCTGGCTTATTTCTGAACCAATCCAGTTACGCTTCAATAGGTGTGACATTTTAAGTGTAGTTCCGGACCCGGTAAATGGATCATAAATCAAATCATTCTCATTAGACCAGCTAAATATATGATCTTTTGCCAAATCTTCTGGAAATGCAGCCGGATGTTTATAAAAATCATCACTATAACCAATTGAGTAATACCATATATTTTGCCTTATCTTTTTTTCACCTATTAAAGATTTTCCTATTCGCTGCCTCATGCTTGCTTCTTCTGCTTTTTTGGCTTTATTTAGATTGTTTATTTCGCCACCACCAATAGCATCAATTTTTATATGATTTATTGTTTTAGGACTGCACTTAGTAAGAATGAACATATATTCAAAACATTGTTCATACCGGTTATGTGTTAGCGGAATATAATTAATTTTTGCATAAATCATTGTATCATGCAAGTTAAATCCAATCTCTTTAAAATATAATGCCTGTTTAAAACTTGTTCCAGTTTCAGACCCGTTAATAGTTGCGTCACCAACTACCCAAACAATTACACCGCCTTTCTTAGTTACCCTGAATAATTCCTTTGCGATGCTTTCAAAGTCAAAATCATATCCGTTGTAATTTCTTAAATTGTCATACGGTGGACTTGTCACTGTCAAATCAATAAAGTTATCCGGCATCCGCTTCATAGTATCCAGACAATTTTCACAATAAAGTTTATTTAATTCCATTACGCTTATTTAATCGCCTAATATTTATGTCAAATTTACATTTTTTACAGGTGTGCCCATATTTTAAACAATAATGATAACTTCGTTTCTTGCATTTTGCAAAATCAAAACAGTTGCAATTAGGTTGTTGAAACGGCTTATGTTCTCTTTCGGTCAGCATATTCTTATTTTTTAAAAGTCAAGTTTCAGCTGAAGTTTGTAAGTCTCAAAACGCTTATTTCCGGATTCAAAATATTCCTGGTCGTTTTCTGTCCCCCAAAAATCAAAGCCCCCTTCATAACATGCTATTCTTGAACTGCCTGATCCGAGATGCGAATCGAATATTTTGTCGCCGGATTTGGCATAGTTCTTTAAAAGCCACTTGTAAAACTGGACGGGCTTTTGAGTTAAACTTATTCTTTGTTCTTTATGTTTCATATTTTCCTGAATCATTCCATTCCATGTATATTTAAATATTCTCACAGGACTATCAAATGAAGTCCATGTAAGTTCAGCATCAGCAAAATTCCCTGTATTGTTTTTATCCCAAACCAGAAAGCAGGATGTATTATATAAATATTCAATCATATAATTACCGCCCCAAATAATTTGATTCCTACTTACTCTAAAAAGCTCCTTGAAATATTCTGCAGAAGGAATTGAATTGTCCCATTTACTTTTGCCGTATTGACTAACTTTTGCACACTTTTCCCCCCCTACTTGTCCGCTTTTAGCTATATCTATTCCATACGGCGGATCAACAATAGCCAAACTGAACTGCTTATCTTTACAGGTAGACATGTACTCAAGGCAGTCGATCAGATATGTTTCAGAGATTGGCATCTATTCTGTGAGTTGTGGAATATGATAAATGTCATTAAATACTTAACTTTAATTCTTTTATCTCTGCTGTAAAAGTAGTTATCATATTGTAATAATCGCTTCGGTGTAGCTTTACTTCTATATGCCGGCCAAACTCTAACTTTTCTAATCTTTCAAGTCCTATCTCTGTTATCATTCTTTCTCTAAACTCAATTAGATTACCATGAAGATGCACGTTGCACCGATAGCATTGCGGTCGAGAATTTTCGGGATGGAAGGTTAATCCAGGATAAGCACCACGGCTTAAATAATGTCCAAGCTGGCAATTAATCGTATGAAGTTGTAATGGCTTATCACAAGTATAACACCTTAATTTACCTTCGCTGTGAGCTTTTAGTTTCACAAGTTCAGAATACAGGTCGAGGGCTTTCTTTTTAAGTTTCGGGATTGATGCGGCTTTCTTCATACGGGATCTGCATCAGTGAAACAATTACCACACGCATCGGTATCAAGAAAGTCCTCTATATCATTTTCATCAGGATCAGGATAACCACAAGCACCACAATACTGCTCATCAATTTCTTCCATGCTCCATATAGCATTACAATTTGGACACATTAAAATCATAGCAACCTACTTTTTAAATGAGTTATAAACCCTTCCATTTTTGAATTATAAAAGTCATTAAAAGCCTTATAGCCTTCAGGTGTTTGCTCCCACAACCGGTACAGAACAGCCCTTAACCTTTGACCTGGTGTCTTACCTGCCTCATCATATTCAACCTTTAAAGAATCCAAATCACTTATTTCCTTTGTAGTGAATGGATCAGGAGCAAAAGCGAGATATCCTATTTTATTAAGTGAGTAGTGAATATCTGCCATTTGCTCAGGAGTTAATTCATTTGTCTCAAAAGACAATTTAAGGGTACGATCTTTTAAAGACCGATACCCCTCTAACTGTGCAGGTAATTGGAATGTTTTCATTTAAACAAATTATAAACGGACCACAACTTTAGTCTTTGAACTCTTTGGCGGGCAGGTAATAAACACCCCGGAATCAGGATCAACAGTCCCTTTATCATAAGGTATGTTTTGCAGAAATTTTTCACGTTTCTTTCTCTTTTCGGTAAGTTCCTTAATTTGCTTATCAAGGTCAAACCAAACCGGGTCTCCTGAATCTTCATAAGCATATTTAACACCTACTTCAGACTGCCTTAAAGTGGCTCCATTAACGATAACAGCCTCATCTTTATCATATAATAGAAACTCTTTAAGAAAATGATAATCAATTTCCTCATCTTTAAGTAAATCAGCGATAGTTTTCTCAATCCATTTCAAATGCACAAGCATTGGAAGTGGATCTTTATCATTTGCCAGTATCTCATCTTTGAGCATCCTGGTAAATTTTTGCACCTGTTCCTTACCTGAAGGAAGTATGCTGATGATTGAAAGTGCTGTCTCCATAATTAATTATTTTGTGAAGTTATAAACCTTAAGTGTATAATTATTTAATTCTATTTCCTGACACTTTTGTAAAATGTAATTAAAATGTTTAAAATGGCATTATTTTTATACAATAAATTGTGAAATAAATCCCAATGCAATCGGAATAGTTAAAATGAAGGGAAGATCAGAAAGTTCATCTTCATTTTCTTTTGAAGCATTTAAAATAGCCTCTTTTGCAGCACCTTTTTGCCATTCTCCATTAGCCTCAATTACCTCAGCTATTTCTGCTTTAGCTACTTCCTTTTCAGGAATCATTGCTTTATATTCCTTCAAATAATCCTGAAGGATTTCATCAGCATGAATGGCTCTCTGATTTAATTCAGGAGACAATTTGAAAGCCTGAAATACCGGAACCTGGTAAGTCGTAGCACCGTTAGTTTCTTCTATTAAATCCACAATCCCGATTATTGAATTTAAACCATCGATTTTCTTTTCAAGCCATGCCGAAAATGAAGCACCCTTAAATTTGAAATTCACCAGTTCAGTTGTTTTGTCGGGATGAATTAACAATGTGTAAACAGACTTTGTGTATTTGCCACCCATCGCTTTGATGCTGTCTTTAATGTCTTTATAAAGACCTATAACAGATTCACCTCCCTTAAAAGTCTTAACCCTTAATACTTCCGTCCCGGTTGAATGTATCTCATTAGAATAGATACCACAATCATTTTTTTTGTTGTACCCGGAGATCGTTGATAACTCATCCAGTACTGTAAAGTATATAGGTAATGGGACATCAATCTGCTCTTCTTTTACCTTATCATAATAAAAGAACCTGCCTTTATCGCTTTTAAAGTCAATAAATTTTGTGCAGGGATTTTCAATTTTTGGATTACTTTTACTCATGTTTTTAGTTTTAATTGTTAAATTTCCTCCTCTTTAATTACCTTATATTGACCTCTATTCTTTTTGTAAAAGTCATAAATCTCATTTGCACGGTCCAGGGCGGCGGCTTCTTCATCTTTTCTAATATGAATACAGGCTTTCGTGAATCCGTTAATCTGGATTTTGTACCAGTCGCCGTCAGGTTCTTTTGTTTTGATTAGTTGAATTTTCATGATTAGAGTTTATTTGCCTTATCAATAATATAATCATTCAACCTGACTAACATTCCATTAATTTGTGCCATAACTTCAGCAGCCTCAATAGATTTGATTTCAGGATGTGGCACATTATTTAATGCCTGACCAAATGCGAGTAGTTTTATTTTGTCCGGTGCAAGTTTAGCTTTCTTTTCAGCGACTGCTTTGGCTTTTACTTCGGCCTGTAATTCTAATTCAACATCTCTTTTTAACTTATCATCAGCCTCTTTTTTTCTCTTTACTTTCGCTTCAATATTTTCACGTGCAATACGTTCTTTATCAACTTCTGCAAGTAATTCAGCACGTTCTTTGTCGGCTTTTGCTTTCTGATCAGCTAATATTTTAGCGTTCTTTTTGCATTCAATTTCTGCCAGACGTTCTTTTTCTTCAGCCTCTTGTTTTAGTTTAATATTTTCAAGCCTTTGCGCTTCACGTGCTTCATTATCAGCTTTTTCTTTTACGATACGATCATCTTCTATTTTCTTTTCGGCTGCGATTCTGTCATTATAAGCCTTTTCAATACCGGACAGGAATATATCAAATATCTGGTCTGACATATTTTCAAGTGCAATACGATTAATATCATCAGTGAACTTATTGACCTTTTCAATCCGCAACTGAGTCTGTAATTCTTTCTGTTCAGTTTCGTAGCGTTCCACAAATTTAGCCTTCCATTCAAACGTGCTTTCAATATCTTTGAAAAGAATTTGAGCAGTTTGTTTTGCCTTCAACCATAACTTATCTTCAAGATCAAATTCTGATTTTTTCTGTTGCACCTCATCACGTTTTGCATCAAAGATTTTCTCCGCAACAAGTCTGGCAGTTTTTACATTTCTCCGTCCGGTATCAGCCAATTGAATACTCATTTTGTCGTTAATATCTTTCACGACAATTGAATCAGCCTGTTTCTTCCAATCAGCCGTACCTGCAAAGATTTGAGATAATACTGTTTGAACTTCTTTTTGTTTCGACTCCGGCACTCTTTGTGCTAATTCTTGTACTTCATCTGGCAATACTACCAGTGTAGTTTCTGTTTTCGTTTCGTTTGTCATAATTCATGATTTTAGTTTATGTAATATTAATCTATTTTTATGTGGCAAAACATGATAAATGTCATGGTTGGTTAACAATAAATTACTTCTCCTCTTTTAAGTTTATCAATTAACTCAGGATTTTGATTCAAGTAATCTGATTCATCTGAAAAATATTGTCCCCTGTTTTGACCTTTCCGTATTTTCAAGTCAATAACGTGATTAAACTTATCAATCCGTTTACCAATTCTTATTAAAACTAATAATTCTTCCTCAGTCCTTTTATCAATAATAAATCCGTGCGTTTGCATCTCTTTTTTATTTTTGCTGCTGATTAATTGCTATTCACTTTTATTCGGACATTATTCTTAAATGCCTGTTTAAATTAAATGTAAAAAGAATAGTTGTTGGCAGGATTGGCTTGTACTTTGCTACACCTGCACTGTTTAGTCTGGCCGTAAACAGGAAAAAGGCTGCCCATTCTATCCTCGTCTCGAAAGACTACCCGGCATATATCCTTCTTTATGATCGTAACCATAAAGCGAAAAAGTATTTGCGTCTCACTTTGCGCCACAACAACTATTCAAAGAACAATTTTATAAATTATTTTAAAGAAACCGGTTTAATGTGCCGGATCGCATCCTGAGCACCCTCTAAAGTTGTCACCTCATCCAGGATAACATCGTCTGGCAGTTCAGCACTCTCATAGTACTCATAGTACTCATCAGAGTTGTAAGGCTCTTCAAAGTCATAATAAAAAGATTCAGGATTCCAGTTGTCGGTAAGGTATGCCATGTTAATAGTCTATTGCTTCTTGTTTAGTCATAAATGCAGATATCCCATGAGAACATTCAATTAATGGTGAAGGATCAAAAGAATTGGGCTTAACAACCTCTCCTGTTTTATATATAAAATCTGGATATTGTTTTGAGAATCCTTCTTTTATCTTTTTCTTCCCATCGTAAATAGCGATGACTTTTGCAAATTCAAACCTGCATTTTCTGTACCCGATAGCATTTACACGTTTTGCTTTTGCCGGGATAAGAAGTTTTGCAATTAAATTGCTTTTTAATTTTTTCCATACAATCAATTCACCTTCAGGGACAATGGTTGTAATTGAAATAATTTTTTTAAGGTCGGCAGATCGCAGGTTGGCAGATTGCAGGTTGGCATATCGCAGGTCGGCATATTGTTTAATAGCCTCCAACATAGTTTCTTTTATAGTATTATCCTCTTTTTCAAACTCGAAAAGAAGTTTTCCAAAAATACTTTTAATCTGAATTGTAGTTTTCATTTTGTTTCAATTTTAGTTAGTTTTTGAAGTTCTGCACATATTAATACATATTGCCGATATTCATTTATCTGATCAACTGTATAATTTTCTTTTTCTGCTAATAATTGACCATTATTCAACCACCATTCAATTTCTTTTTTATTCCGATATAGGGAACGTCCTTTAAATGATACTTTTGTTTTGATATTATTTTCACCACATAACGGACATATTTTAATCGGCTTCATTGCTTCCCTTATCTTTTCATCCATAGTGTAATCTATTGCTCTCATAGTCTAATTGTTGCAATATTTTTTATATAACTCAATCTCCGGTTCCTCTTTTTTCATCTCAAGTAATTTCATGTCAAGGATATAGCAGACATCGGCCATGAAGAATGAATCAAATCTCTTATTGCAGTGACGGCAGTAATACCAGCGGCGGGATGTTTTACTTTTCATCTCTTAATTCTTTTTCTTTAGTGTGTAATCCTAAACTGAATAATTCATCTGCCAGTTGAGACGGTGTCTTTAATACATTTTTATCATACAAATCTAAAAGAATCTGTTTGAAGAGCCTGTTATCAGTTTTTGAAACCTGAATAACCCTACCGATTGTTTCGTGATTTTTCTTTGCCATAATTTTAAATTTAAAATTCTAACTCAAGTGTCATAGTACCTTTATCTTTACCCTTCTGGTAATGGTTTTCACACATGCCAAACATTCCGGCTGTTGTACCTGTGATAATTGTTGTTGGCTTCTCTTTGCAGCCTTTTATATTACACCGATGTATATTCCATTGCTGGAATAAAGGAATCATCATTAATCCGTGCATTTCCTCATCTCTAATTATATTCATGGTTTTAATTTTTAAGCAGGTAACGGGTTTGAGGTTATCGCCCCCGACCTGCAAAGGTTTCTTAAAATGATAATTGTTCCATGTATTTAATGCCTTCAGGTGAACGCATCCAAAGAATATCATTGTATGCTGTTTTTGCTCCTTTATTAAACTGTGCTTTTGATTGCCAATCTAACGTACTATGAAAGATAATGTCTCTCATGTAGTTTTCTATTTCCTCAGCATCCTCTGGATTGCATTTTGTTATTTCAACAATACTTTTCTGATAATAATTAAGTGTTTTCATCTTTGCAGGTTTTTAAGTTTGTACTCTGTTTCTATTTGATGAAGTAAAGATAACACTATTATTTTTATAAATAATACATTTTATACATTATTTTCAATAATTTAACATTATTTAACATTATTTAACATATTTAACATGCTGCATATTTATATTTATTCAATATCCATTCTTTTGTTCTCCCTTTCCGGAATTGATATAAAATACTACTTATGCAAATAAAAAGCGGGGCATTTCTGGTTAAAATGAACCCCGCTAAACTAAAACCCAAGAAACTATGAAAACCCAAAAAACTATTTCTTAAAGAATTTATAAGCCTTCCATCCCATAAATAGAAACGCAAAGATAAAAATGAATATACAGATCACCATTGACTGTTTGTAAATCTTCGGAATATACTTAACCGGCTGGGGTGTTACGGTAATCTTTTCATAAAGCGTTTTCCAGTGATAAGCATCCCTTAAAGCATTATCTAACCTTTGGATTATTGTCGTGTCTTTCTGTAAAAGTTCAAGAATGATATTTGGAAATTGCCACCATGCAGAGGCTTTTGCCAGGGATGTTTCGGCATAGACACGTTTCGGAATATAACCCAATACTTCAGGGCAAGGAATCTCAACCGAATCAATAACCCTTTCTCCCGGAATAGGAATATATATTACCGTGTCTTTAAGAACAATGCTATCCTTTATCGTTTCTATGCGTATAGAATCAACTGAGGGGGGAAAACGGTAGTTACACCGCTTTTGAGTAACACACCCCGCAAACAGCACGAAAAGGGCAAAATAAAGGATATTTCTCACTAATACGGTTTTGTTAATTTAAACAAGGCAAGAACCCCCTTTAAAAGCTCAATATCAAATAAGCGATTAGCAGCCAGTGATACGGCTATTGCATAAGCGACAACTCCATACCAAAGTAATTCTTTCGCAAACCCGATGTGGAGCAACCCCATAACGATAACAATAACAGCACCCAGTCCCCATGAAATTACCTGCCGCAGTCCTGCACCTGATACCTTGAAGATCTTCAGCACCGCAGATGTGAGAAATATTGTCAAGCCGGTAACTGTAAGGAAGGAACTTACCCAGACCGTGAAGTTTGTAAGCACGTCCATAACATTGCCGGGAACAGGAATCTCAGTCTGTGCCATTAAAGCAAT